GATGATGTGATGTGGGATATTGACAATATTCGGATTGTCTATCTTGACATCGAGGTTACATCAGAAAATGGATTCCCAGACCCAAGAACTGCTGATCAACCCGTCATCGCAGTCACGATGAAGGTCAAAGATAAAATTATCTCAATGGGTATTGGCAGTTTTAAAACTGACCGCGAAGATGTGAAGTATATCAAATGCGATGATGAGATAACATTACTGCGTAAGTTCATTGAAGAATGGACAATAATCTGGCCTGATGTAATTAGTGGTTGGAACGTAGGCTTCTTTGATATTCCATATCTTGTTAATCGAATCAAGTCAGTGTTTGGTGAAGACGAAGCGCGAAAGCTGTCACCTTGGAAACGCATTCATGAGCGCAAAGCAGTCATCATGAATCGTGAGCAGTTCACATACGACATCATTGGCATTGCCACTCTTGATTATCTTGATCTTTACAAGAAGTATTCATACACACCACAAGAGTCATATCGACTTGATCATGTAGCCAACTATGAAATAGGCGAGAAGAAACTAGATTACTCTGAGCATGAAACTCTTCATCAGTTGTATCTCAAAGACTTCCAAAAGTTTCTTGAGTATAACATCAAAGACGTTGAGCTTGTTGAACGTCTGAATGACAAGGGTCGATTGATTGAACTTGCATTGACTCTGGCATACGATAACAAAGTTAATATTGACGATGTGTTCACTCAGGTTCGAATGTGGGATACTATCATCTACAACCACCTAAAGAAAAATAAGATCGTTATTCCACAGATGAAGAATGGCGAGAAGTTTGCAGCATATGAAGGCGCATATGTTAAAGATCCACAAGTTGGTATGCACGATTGGGTTGTTTCATTTGACTTGAACTCGCTGTATCCTCACCTAATTATGCAGTATAACATTTCAATGGAAACATTGATTGAGCCAGATAATTACAGCCAAGAAATGTATAAGGTTGGTAAGCCTGGGGTTGAGAATCTACTCAATCAAAAGACGAATTTAGATTTCCTCAAGCAACAAAATGCCACGATGACTCCCAACGGCCAGTTCTTTCGAACAGACAAACGTGGCCTGCTCTGCGAAATTATGTCAGACATGTATGTTGATCGATCAAAGTACAAGAAGATGGCCAACGATGCCAAAAAGAAACTTGAGAAAGCCAAAGGTGATCCTAACCAAGAAGAATATCTTGAGAAAGAAATATCAAGATATAATAATCTACAGCTGGCCAAGAAAGTATCACTGAACTCAGCTTATGGTGCGCTAGGTAACAAATACTTTCGCTTCTTTGATATTCGAATCGCCGAAGCAATCACTCTTTCTGGCCAGCTTTCGATTCGCTGGATTGAAAATAAAATGAATGAGTGGCTCAATGATTTGCTCAAGACTAAGGGTGAGGATTATGTGATTGCATCAGATACAGATTCAATCTATCTACATCTTGGTCCACTTGTTAAGAAAGTTGGAATGCAAAAGAAACCTACTATCGATATTGTTCGTTGGCTAGACAAAGCCTGTGAAGATAAAGTGCAAAAAACAATTGATGATTTCTATGGGCAACTTGCCGAATATGTTAATGCTTATGATCAGAAGATGATTATGAAGCGAGAAGCTATTGCAGACAAAGCAATCTGGACTGCCAAGAAGCGATACATCCTCAATGTCTGGAACAACGAGGGTGTTGAATACAAAGAGCCAAAGTTGAAGATCATGGGCCTCGAAGCTGTTAAGTCTTCGACACCATCAGCCTGCCGAGTAAAGATTAAAGAAGCACTAAAGGTTATCATGGAGAAAACTGAAGATGACATGATTGAGTATATTGCGAAGTTCCGCGAGGAATTCCGAACACTCAAGATTGATCAGATCTCCTTTCCTCGCAGCGTGAACGGCCTTACGAAATATCGCGATAAAGTTAACATGTTTAAATCAGCAACACCAATTCATGTTAAGGGCTCAATCATCTATAATGATCAACTGAAGAAACATGGACTGACTAAAAGATATGAAGCAATCAAAGAGGGCGAAAAGATCAAGTTCTGTTATCTCAAGCAACCAAATCCATTCATGAATAATACCATTGCATTCATAAGCATTGTGCCGCCAGAATTTGGTATTGATAAATACATTGACTATGATACGCAATTCGAGAAGTCATTCATTGAACCTCTCAAAATTGTTCTAGACTGCATTAACTGGAAAACAGAAAAGATATCAACCCTCGAAGACTTCTTTGGATGATAACAGCCCTAGCATTCCTATCAGGATTTCTATTATCAATCGCTGCTGCTTACTATTCAATCATTGGACTTATAGCGATATTCCCAGGAGCAACGTTTGCTGTTGCTGCCATGGGATCAACACTTGAGTTTGCCAAACTTGTAGCTGTATCTTGGCTATACAGAAACTGGGATATTGCACCCAGATTCCTCAAGTCATATCTGATGATTGCCATCTTGCTATTGATGTTCATTACATCGATGGGCGTGTTTGGGTTTCTATCTAGAGCGCATCTTGAACACTCACTAACTTCTGGTGCTGATGTTGATTATCAAATACAAACGTTGACTCAGAAGATCGAAGCCAAACAAAGATTGATTGCTTCAATTGACAAACAGATACTTGCCCTAGATGAAACCTATGCTCGTTATGTTGAACTCGGCAGCTTAACAAAAGGTCTTGAGCAAAAAGGCAATATTGATAAGCAGCGAAATGAACTTGAAGATAGACGTCAGTCTGTTGAAACTGAGGTATTGGCACTCAGAGAAAACGTCAACAAACTTAATGTTACTGTGAAAAAACAAGAAGTCGAAGTAGGCCCACTAAAATATATTGCGGAGTTAATCTATGAAGACGGAGCACAAGATCATTTTGACAAAGCTGTGCGCTTTGTCATCATTTTGCTTATTGTTGTATTTGATCCACTTGCTGTGATGCTTTTGATAGCAGGAAACGTATCGTTAGCAGATAAACCAAAAGAAATAGTTGTTATTGCTCCTAAAAGGAAGTATAATAGAAAGAAACCTGAACCAGAGGCATTTGATATTGGAAAAGAAATGAAACAAGAGACTGAGTTTGGAGTTAAGAAATTTTGGCATCAAATCGTAAAAGAGGGTGATCGTAATGAGTAATCTATTTAAATCTTTGTTGAAAGAAGCTGGTAACGAATTTGCCAGCGCTGTTGAAGAAGGTACTGATGCAGATGTGAGTGGCTATGTCGACACTGGCAGCTATTCATTGAATGCATTGCTATCAGGATCAATCCATGGTGGGATGCCTAACAACAAAGTAACTGCACTTGCTGGTGAACCTTCGACTGGTAAAACTTTTTATGCATTGAACATCGCCAAACAATTCCTCAATGATAATCCAGAAGGTGGTGTGTTCTACTTTGAGTCAGAGTCTGCTATTACCAAACAGATGATGGAAGATCGTGGTATTGATACTGCTCGAATCTTCTTGTTGCCAGTAACAACTATTCAAGAGTTTCGTACTCAGGCAGTTCGTATCCTTGACAAATATCTGGAAGAAAAAGAATCTGATCGTAAGCCCATCATGATGGTGCTTGATTCACTTGGTATGCTGTCGACCCAAAAAGAAGTTAATGATATTGCCGACGGCAAAGATACTCGCGATATGACTCGGGCGCAACTAGTTCGTGGCGCATTCCGAGTTCTTACGCTGAAACTTGGTCGAGCCAAAGTTCCAATGATCATCACAAACCATGTGTATGATGTTGTTGGTTCCTATATCCCAACCAAAAAGATGGGTGGTGGCGACGGTCTTACCTATGCTGCTTCGACGATTATCTTCCTCAGCAAGAAAAAAGAAAAGCAAGGTGATGCACATGTTGGTAACATTATTACCGCCAAGCTAAACAAGTCTCGAATGACGATTGAGAACAAGAAAGTAGAAACGCTGCTATACTTCGATCGCGGCCTTGATAAACACTATGGCCTTCTTGATTTTGCCGAAGCTGCTGGTCTGGTCAAGAAAGTTGCAAACAAGTATGAGTTCCCTGATGGAACTAAAGCGTTTGAAAATGCAATCATCAAGAACCCAACTAAGTATTTCTCTGATGATATGCTAACAAAAATCGATGACTACTGCCAGAAGGAATTTCTATATGGTCAAGTTAATGCTCAAGTATCTGAAGAATAAGAAAGCAACCTTTGATTTTTGGTTAGCTAAAAAGACAATCAATCTTGATGAGCTGATCGAGGTTGTTGATTCTGACCAGCTTGGCATCAAAATCAAAAAAGGTAGATATGCTGGCGTTGTTTTCTCATATGATGATATTAAAGTCAGAGAAGAAGAAGGGGCTGGCGGACTCCTTGATTTTCAGACAGTGATTGTTTCGGCACCAAGTCATCTCAAGAAAGACTTCATTAACGAAAAATCATTTGTCTCAATGGTCAACGATATACTAAGATTATTGCTGATTGAGTCGATCAAAATAGCGGAGAAGAAAAGTGAACAAAGAGGAACTATTGATCCTGACGAATCTGTTGAAGAACGAGAAGTACATGAGGAAAGTGCTTCCATTTCTGAAGAGCGAGTACCTGCGAGAAAGCGCAGAAAGAAAACTGTTCAAGGAGATACAGAACTACATTCAGAAGTACAACAACCCACCAAGCGTCGAAGCTCTAAGTCTAACGCTCCAAAACGTACAAAACCTGACTGAACCAGAGTATAGGGCGTGTAATGAAATTCTCGATAAAATCAATAACGTTGAAGCTAGCCGAGATCTTCAGTGGGCTATCGATCAGACTGAAGCGTTCTGTCAAGAACGGGCCATATACAATGCAATCATGGATTCAATCAGCATTCTGGACGGGAAGGAGGGAGGGAGACCTAAAGGATCTATCCCTGGACTCCTTAGTGACGCACTC